GGGCCGCCCCCTGGTTACGGCCCATCGCGTGGTGCTCCATTGAAGCCCCTCCGGGAACTCCTGGGCCTCTGGCCCTCGCGGAAGGCCATGGAGTCCAGCGCGGCCGAGGCCCGCATTGCCGAGGCCCGCCGGGAGGGGTTCGCCCGCGGGATGGCTCAATACAGCGGGTTTGCGGCCGGCAATGTCAATTCTCGCCTAATGAATTTTTCGGGCGCCCTGGATTCTTCGAATAAGGAAATCAAGCGGGACATTCGGGCCATTCGCGCCCACTCTCGCACACTTGCCAGGGATAACGCTTTTTCTCGCCGGTTTATCCAGCTTTGCGGAACGCATATCGTGGGGCCTAATGGCATCGCGTTTGATTCCGTCATCACCGGAAGCCAGGGGAAGCCCAAGAAGGCTTGGAACAACGCTATCAAGGCCGCCTGGAAGCTGTGGGGCCGTAGCGCCACGGTTGACGGGATGCCTTGGGCGGATTTCGAGGCCCTGGTTTTGGGTACCGTGGCCACCGATGGCGAGGCATTCGTCCGCAAGGTTTCCGGGTTCGACAATGCGTTTGGCTTCGCCCTGGAGTTGATCGACGCGGACCGCGTGGATTCGACCTGGAACCGCGCCCCTTCCATCGGCCTCAATGAAATCGCCATGGGTGTTGAAATCGACTCCTGGGGGCGCCGCGTGGCCTTCTGGGTTTGGACGGCCCACCCCACGGACTACACCACGGAGCGCAGGCGAGTCCGTATCCCGGCCTCGGAAATCGTCCATATCGGCCGTCCTGACCGGACCCATGCGACCCGGTTCCTTCCGTGGTCCACCCCGGTTATGCCCCTCATGAACCTCCTGGGGCGCTACTGGAACTCGGAAATCGCCGCGGCCAATTGGGAGGCGGACCGCCTCGGGTTCCTCGTTTCGGACGTAAACACCATGGACCCCTCGGACGGAGGGGAATCCCTGGTTGACCCGTCCACCCTGGACGTTCAATCCGACATGGCCCAATTCATCGGCCTCCCCCCGGGCGTGAAGGCCGAGATTCCAAATCTCCAGCATCCCTCAACCGCGTTTGACCCGTTCTCCAAGGCCATGTTGCGGGGCATCGCCTCAGGCCTGGGCGTGGCCTATCACTCCCTCACCGGGGACGTTGGGGCCGCCAATTATTCCAGCGCCCGCGTTGCCCTCCTGGAGGAACGGGATAACTGGCGCCGTCTCCAGGGATGGTTTACCCGGTCGTTCCACGACCAGATTTTTGGGGACTGGCTCAACATGGCCGTCCTCTCCGGGAACCTCTCCATTCCCGTTGCCGACCCCGGCCGCATCTGTGCCCCCCGCTGGTATGCCCGCGGTTGGGAATGGATCGACCCCGAAAAGGACGCGAACGCAAACAAGGCGGCCATCGGCGCCGGGTTCACGACCCTCCAGAGGGTATGCGCGGAACAGGGCGACGATTGGGAGGAAATCCTGGACCAGAGGGCCGTTGAACAGGCCAAGGCCAAAAAGCTGGGCCTGTTCCTGGACTACTCCACCAAGGGCGCCATGCCCGCCCAGGAGGCGTCTGCCGAGGCCCCGGCGGGGACGGACCCCGAAACGGAAAACGACACCGCAGACGCGAAGGGAGACGCCTCCAATGAGTAACCGTATCCATGGGACCCGGGAGGAAACCCGCCGGGATGAACCCGCCCGTAGATCGCTCCGGTTTGAGCGGGCAGGGGTGGACCCGGAAGCCCGCACGGTCCCTGTGTCCGCCTCCAGTGACACCTCCGAAATCCTCCGCTACGTCTGGGGTTTCGGGGTTGGCTATGAGGTTCTGGACCATTCCTCCATGGCGTCTATCGACCTCTCCCGTTTCCAGGGAGAGAACGGCGGCCCGGTGCTCTACAACCACAACCGGGACACCATCATCGGCCGCTTCACCCCTACGTCCGTTACCGGCGGAGTCCTCCGGGGCGTCATCAGGTTTGCCAAGAACCCCGATGGGGAACGGGCTTTCCAGGATGTCCAAGACGAAATCCTTTGCGATACCTCCATCGGATACGACTACGACGAGGGGGATGTGGTCCAGGAAGGCCCCGCAGGGGGCGCGGACTACCCGACCTATCGAATCAAGAACTGGACGTTGAACGAGCTTTCCCTCGTCACCGTTCCGGCGGACCCCAGCGTGGGCGTTGGCCGGAACCATCAACCGCACCCGGCCTCCCCGGCCGTCACCACAAGGAAGGAGGGTCATATGACCCCCGAGGAACTTGAGGCCGCCCGTCAGGCCTCCGAGCGTGAGGCCGCCCGCAAGGCCGCCGAAACCATCAAGAACATGGGCGATGCCCGCGCCCAGGAACGCGCCGCTGTGATCCAGCTTCGTGCCCTGGCGGAGCGCTTCGGCATCGGCCCCGAAACGGACGCCTTCCTCGCCACGGACAAGACCGTGGATGAGGTCCGGAACCAGGTGTTCGCCCTCCTCCAGGAGCGAGGCCCCAAGCCCATCCCCGCGCCCGCCGTGGGTTCGTCCGAGGATCTGGGCCTCACGGACCGGGAACAGGCCCGATTCAGCATCGGGCGGGCCATTCGCGCCCTCATCACCCGGGACCTGTCCGGCGCCGGGTTCGAGCAGGAAGTTTCCAACGCCATGGCCAAGCGCCTGGGCCGGTCCACCTCCGGGTTCTTCGTCCCCAACGATTTCAAAACCCGCGTCACCTCCGGGAACGTCCTCCAGACCAAGGTTTCCGCCCAGGGCGGCGCCTCCGTCTACACGGAGTATGCCGGGTGGATTGACCTCCTCCGCAACCGCACCCGCGTTTTCCAGATGGGCGCCCAGCTTTTCAGCGGCCTCCGGAGCAATTACAGCTTCGTCCGCCAGAATGCCGCGGCCTCCGTCTACTGGATCTCGGAAAATCCCGGCGTGGACGTTACCGATACCACCATCGGAATCCAGAACGTCACCATGACCCCCAAGATCCTCAAGGGGATGCTTTCCTTCACGGCGGAGCAGCTTGCCCAGGCCGCTGAAATGTTCGACGCCCTGTGCAACACGGAACTTCTCCGGGTTCACTCCATCGAACTGGACCGCGTGGCCCTCAACGGCTCCGGGACCGGCGGCCAGCCCACGGGCATCCTCAACCAGTCCGGCATCGGCGCCGTGGCCCTGGGAACCAACGGCATGAACCTGTCCACCTTGGGCGTTGCGCCCTTCGTGGACCTGGAAACCGCCGTGGCAACCGCGAACGCGGACCTGGGTAGCCTCGGCTACCTCACCACGGCCGGTATCCGTGGCGAGTGCAAGAAATACCAGGAATTCCCCGCCCAGCCCGGTTCCGGCCGCGTCTGGCAGAACAACGACCAGAAGGACGGTTCCGGCACGGTCAACGGCTACTATGCCGCGGCCAGCAACAACGTGCCCTCCAACCTGACCAAGGGGACTTCCTCGGGCATCTGTCACGCCTCCATCTTCGCCAACTGGTCGGACCTGTTCGTGGGCGAGTGGGGCGGGGGCCTGGAACTCCTGGTTGACCCCTTCACCCTGGCGGGCCAGGACATCACCCGCGTCATTTCCCGGCAGCTTGTGGACGTTGCCCTGGGGCATCCCGGCAGCTTCGCGGCCATCAAGGACCTTCTGTAACCGGCGGGCGGGGCGGGGCCTTCGGGCCTCCCCCGCCTTGCTTTCCTTCCATCCATCAACCCGGAGAACCCATGCAGATCAAAATGATTTTCGGCACCATCCTCCCTCCCCCCAAGGGCGAAACGGACCCCGTGGACCTCAAGGCGGGCTCCACCGTCACCGTTTCGGAGGACATCGGGGAAGCCCTCATCGAAGCGGGCCGCGCCGAACCCACCACGCCCGGGGCCGAGTAGCCTATGGACCCCTCCGCGGACTTTCGCGTCATGGTGGCCGATTGGGGCCAGCCCGTGATTATGCCCGGGGGGGCTACCGTCTCCGCCATTCCCGGCATTGCAACTGCCCAGGACTCCCTTGGCGGGGATTCCATCGTTGCGGGCCGGACCCGAACCCTCAAATTCGTTTCCGCCGATGTCCCGGACCTGGTGGAGGGCGTCCTGGTCATCTGGTCCGGGCGC